AACTGCTAAGGCATTCACCTTTTCTCCAATTGCCAAAACTCTTGGTTTGTTCCTGCCCTTCCTACCGATTGCTGCGTAATGTTTACCAGAGCTAAATACACCAACCCAGGCATCAAAGCCCGATGCCATCAGCGCTTTGCCTGTGCCAAATAAATCAACCCACCTGAATGGAGATTTTTCAAACAGGTCAACTTCAGTCAACACAAACCTGACAAGCTCTCCATGCTTGTTGATGGTGGCAAACTCAAAACCACAGATCGGACATACCCTACATGCAGCAGGCACAATTGCACCACAGTCTGGACAATCTTTTGTCGGGGCTTCACCTTCGATAGCCAGCTTTCCTATCAGGTCAGGCGTATCTTCCAAAGTTCCATGGAGCAACACCGAGATACCAAAGTCCATGACGATACAATCTGTTTTTATAATGTCTGGATATTCTTCTGGATCAATAATTCTTAAACCACGACCAATCATCTGCACCATAGTTGACTTGTAAGAACAAGGTCTCAACAGGATAACGCAACTGACTGGTGGACAGTCAAAGCCTTCGGTCAGCACCGCAACATTGACCAACACCCTTATCTCTCCTCTTTCAAGAGCTAACAACAACGATTCCCTTTTCTTGCTGGGGGTTTCGCTTGTTACCATGTCTGCCAATATTCCCTGTTCCTTAAACTCATGCAATACTTCTTCCGCATGTCTTATGGTTGAGCAAAAGACCAAGGTAGTCCTGTCTCCAGCTTTCTTTTTCCATTCCTCAACAACCCTTTGGTTGATGACACGCTTGTTCATAATTCTTTCAACCTCATTCATGTCATAGTCAAGGGCTGTTTTTCTCACTCCCTGCAATTCATCATTGACCCCAAGATCAATGACAAATGTTTTTGGCTTAACTAAAAAGCCCAAGGCAATAAGCTGGGCAATGTCTATCTGGTGGGCAACATTATTAAAAATATCAATGAGCCCTTTTTTGTCTCCACGATTCGGTGTTGCGGTAAAGCCAGCAACCCTGACATCTGGGTTCAGGTGTTTTGCGCGGGATATTATCTTTCGGTAAGTGGGAGCTGTCGTGTGATGAGCTTCATCAACGACCAACAGATCTGGAGCCACCATAGCTTCTAAGTTCTTTGAACGCTGTAATGTTTGCACCATCGCAAACTGTATCTCAGAATCCCAGTCCTTGATTTTTGAGTTGACGACAGAGGTATCAAGGCTTGGGTTTATCGCATGGAACTTATCCATGTTCTGATTAACCAGTTCATCTCTATGTTGCAAAACCAACGCTCTTCCACCATTAAGGGTTTCCCCAATCAACGATGAAAGCATTATGGTTTTTCCAGAGCCTGTTGGCGCGACCACTAGAGTATTTTTATACTCCTCTAGGTGTCGTTTGGCATCTTCTACTGCTTCCTTTTGGTAAGGTCTGAGTAACACATTTCTCCCCTTCTCTTAGTGTTACCGAGCCCAGTCTGGAACATTTACATCTTGTTTTTCTTTGGCGGGCTTAGTCTCAACACTTGGAGCAGTCACTGTTGCTGTTACTGTAGCTGAACCATGACCCAAATAAAGATTGGAAGTGGAAGCGATAACGCTACCAAGTGTATTCTTGTCTGGATACCCATCTGTTCCTTTCTCTATTTTGACCTTCGCTGTAAACTCAAGACCATTAAGATCATCAAAGCTCTGTAAAACTCTTTTGGCTTTTGCATCTTCCGATGTATCTTTGGGATCAATTCCCTTGGCTGACTCAACAATAGCTCGCAATGTAGCCTTGCTGATGTTGGCGCTCATTGATTCGCCCTTTTCGTTTTTCTTGCCACCTACCAAAACCAACACCTGCCAAAACTTTCTTCTGGCATATTTTCCTTCGGTAACAACAAACTCACAGCTTAGATAAAGATTCTTCGACGCTGCTTCCGTAAGCCAACCGCCTTCGCCTTCTCCACCTGGTCTAACCAGCATGGACACTTTAGCTATCGTGCCATCTGGGATAAGCTCGTAATCTCCTGTGGAGATTTCTGCATCATTCAAATTAATTTCAGTCATTTTCTTTTTCCTCTTGTGGTAAATTATGATTTAAGGTTTTTTCGCTCAATGGTGTGCTTCTCTGCGTAACCATCTTTTGCATAAGTCTCCCCAAATGGGGTTCTTCAATTGTCTGTAACCTACCTGAACGATCCTTGGCTGGATAGCCATAGGGGTTCAATGTAGTACAAACAAAAGCTCGGTAAGGCTCGTTGTTGCCATCTTCCATGACTGCCATGGTAATTATTTCATCAACGATGCCAGGTAATTCCCTGCTGGTTTTGGCTCCTTCCATCTGCAACCCATAGGTTGTGCGATTGAAGTCATCGGTTTTTTCTTCCAAAATACCAACAAAGATTACATTCTTGTTTCTTATATGTTGCAACTGGGTCAACCAAGCAATCATTTCCCTGCCATGCATTCCATACACAGCTCTGGTGTCTATCTTGCCACTTCTGGTGCTTATGTTTTCTTCTTGGTTCTGACACCAAGAAAAACACAATCTCGCTGCAATTGTGATCGAGTCAACAAAAATTGTTTTGTATTTTTCCAGATCAAGCAACTTGTAGCTTTCCTTTAAAGCCTGATAATGTGCTTCTGAGTAAGGCATAGTGTTTTTCAATGAGGGGTTTGGACCACCAAACATACAAGCAAAGTCACGACTTTGTTGCCACGTTTTAGGTCTAATCATGTCACCAGACCAGCCTTCTATTGACAGTGTGCCAGCTTCCAAGTCCATCATCAGGGTTTCATCTGCTGGCAATGTCCAGAGCAAGCTGGTTTTACCAACTCCCGATACTCCAGCTACTACTATTTTTAATCCTACGTCTTCGGACAGCCTTTCATCGACTGAGATAATACTAAGTTCATTCATAATGTTTCCTTTTTGTTTTCTATTTTATATGTGGGTTTTCTTGGCATCACAGTGCGCGCTGCCAAAAGTTTTTCCTTGATTTCGTTTGAGCAAGAGAGATATTTTCTCTCATTAATACGAAAGGTTGCCTTAACTAAATCCTTAGCAACTTGCGTAGGGATCTGGTCAAGAGCCTCAATTAATTTATTCTGATCCCAAGTAACTTCCTTGCCGACGCTTCTGGTTATTCTATATTCATTATCAAAAAGGGAAACCTGTCCTGTGTCGCGTCCACTATCTACCAACATGCTCTGCATGGTGACACCAAACTTGTGGTCTATGGCAGCCTGTAATTTAATTCTGCGTTCAGAGTTTATTTTGTTAAACTCATCGAGCTTGGAATCCAAGAAGGCTAATTCTTCTATGCTTAAATTTGAAAGATCTTCTGTGCTGAGCCAGTCAAGATTGTTGAGAGTGCCTGAATTATTTTTTTTGCTTTTCACTTTTAGCTTGTTTCCTTTCGCTTTTTTATGTTATCTTTACGATATTTACATGAAAGCCTAACACAATGATTACACCTATGCAAATAAGAATGGCGCGAGCTGGATTAAATATTTCAATTCAAAGATTACAAAGCCTGTCAGGGGTAAACGCTTCAACTATTTCCTATATAGAAAGGGAAAGAAGATCACCACTGTATAGAACAATGATGAGATTGTAGGATGCTCTAGAAAAACAAGGCGTTACTTTTGTTGAAGGTGGCGCACAGATTTAACAACCTGTATTTCGATAGGATATAAAGACTCAACGAGCTTTTTCTTCAGCTTGAAAACAGCAGTCTCCACTCCTTTAACATCTTCAATAACTTCACTACCATCTTCATCAGTGTATCTGAAGTCTGCAATGTAGGTACATATCTTTTTGCCATTGACGACACAGGGAAATTTTGGCTGGAGCTCCAGGTTCTTTACTCTGTTAGCTCTTTCCAACGATTTTAAAAAGCCATATCTGTTCGCTTCTTTCTTGGATGCAAACCTTATGCCATCCACTGTAGTTGCGATAGCTCCATACTTATGCCTTCTTTTTGATCTGAAACGCATTTATCTACTATAATATAAAGCAACATGTTTTATTAGGAGATTTGAATGCCAGTTAAAAAAGTCAAAGGCGGTTATAGGTGGGGTAGCAAAGGGAAAGTTTACAAAACAAAAAAAGCTGCCCAACGACAAGGAAGGGCAGCTTATGCTTCTGGTTATAAGGGCAGGAAAAAATAGAGCCCTTTATTCAAGCTCAGTTATTTCTTTTTCCATTTCAGTTTCTAACTCAGCAATTTCTTCTAAATAACTTTTGGCTTTTTCTTGCTTGAGAACTATCTCATTTTGTTTTTCGTAATCTATCAGAATTTTCCAGTTTTCAATTTTCAATACTTTGGCTAGAGAAACCATTTGTTTTTCGGACAATCTTTTTGATTTTGTCTTAGGGGTGGCAGACAGCAACGCATAATAAATAGCGGGCTCTCCATAAGGCTTGCTTTCTTGTCTTAGTCCAGAGAGCCTAACCAATTCTCTTTTGCTCTTAATAAATGGATGCATCTTGACAATTTTGGAAAGTAACTCGGTGTTCACTATATAACCGAGATCTTCTTTTACCTTATGTTGCTCAAGAAAATTGTTAATCTCATCAAGGGTTATCATATCTCTATAGTCTCTCTTTTTTGCTAGAGCCAAAACTCCTTCGTTCTTCATTTTTGTTCTTTCGTCCATGAGAGCAACAACATCTTTATCCTGTTCAACTGTTGGAGCGTCGGGTTTTTCTGCTTTCATTCTTTCCCCTGTTTTTGAAACATCAAATGGTATGTTTTTCTTTTTGTTCATAACGCAACTCCTGTATCGTCAATGACTGGAGCGACAGCCTTCATTATTGTTCTTTTCCATCGGTGCTCTTTTGGCTTTGTCCATTCCAGACTGCAATTGTCGATAACCAAATCGAGCTCCGCATCATAAACCATTTCATGGTCGGTGACTTCAACCAAGAAGAAACGAGCATTGAAACGCTCTTCTGGCATTTTCCAGAGATCAATCTTTGGACTTATAAATCTTGTGCTTGTGCTGCTCCATCCATTATCATGTTCACTAAATGTCTTAAAGCCAACAGCTCCTGTTTTTTCATTTTTCACAACTTCGTACTCGCCATTCTCGACTCGGCTGTTAATTATTTCCTTATCAACCTTGACCCTTTCAATGTAATCCTTAATGCGACCCAAGGTAAAACGACCCCAAATGGTGGACACATAGTTAATATCGAGACCGAGCTCTTTCCCGATCAAGACAGCTTCATCCTTGGTAAGTCCTTTTATTGCTCTCTTTCTTCCGAAAGCGTTGTGTAGGGTTTCAGCACAAAAACCATACATCTCTTCGTAATCAACTCCCATGACAGTAGCCAAGGCATAGGGAACGCACCAAGTTGTGCCACCTTTCAGGCTCTTTTCTGGGACGTATCCAATTTTTGTTTTCTTATTTTTCATATCCACATTTACAGTCTAGCAGGTTTTCAACTCATATCAACCCTTTTATAGTCTTTTTTACATTTATCTTTTGTGTAAATAATATTAAAAAACATTAATAAGGGGTTGCTATTAGTGCATAATTAGTTATACTTTAAATGTGGATAGTAAATTTAATAATGAAAACAAAATGAAAAACTTTAAATACTACAAAGCAACATCGACCCACCCACATGGGTATCACAAATTCACCGAAGATGGCACACTTGTTTCCATTTCAAAAACCGATGGTTTCACCGCCTTATTCAGAACAAAAGATACAACCGAAGTTTCGGCTGGTGAGTATGGTGTTTCCAAGGAAGTAGCAAAAAGAAGATTAGAGAATGGTAGGGGCAGCACTCCATCATTAGAATTTTCAAAAAACGGGAAACTTCATAAAACTGTTAATCTGGGAATGCCATTAATAAAAATGCTTGAAGTAACAGAGATCACCGAAAAAGAATTTTATGAAGGCGAAAAAAGTTTTAGTTCTAATTATAGACACACAAAAAGGGGGTGAATAATGTATGCAGCTAGTCATTTAATACCCACAGAGAATATTAAAGGTCTTGAAACAAAGATCAAAAGATTAGCAAAAAGAAAAGGCTTGGGTAAGATTGAAAAAGGAATTGAATGTAGCATTCACAACGAAGTTCTTGAGCCATACGAAGTTTGGGACAAATGGACTGAAAAAGCGGTTACTCGCTATCGTAGCTATACTTGGTTTACTATCATGGGCGAGACTCCAAAGCTGGAAGGCTGGGAGTTGGTTGCTAAATACGACTTTGAAAGAACTGCCGAGGGCAAGAGCGTTTGTTTTGCTCACGCTGTTCCTGGTATGGCTATCCCTGAAAAATATCGTGATATTAATTCTCCATTCTGTGAACACTGCAATGTAGATCGCAAAAGAAACAATGTTTTCTTGCTCAAGCATGAAAATGGCGACCACAAAGTTATAGCTCGCACTTGTATTAAAGATTTCCTTGGGCACACCAGCCCTGAAGAATTAATCAGATGGGCGAGCTTTATAAAATCACTTGATGAATCAACAGGAACAGGGGGCGGTTCTTATATGTGTGGTGAGCATGGTGATCCGCTTTATACTGGATTGACTGAAACAATGTCTTGGGCTCTTGCGATAAGCGACAAAAAAGGCTGGGTGAGCGTAGGAAGATGCAACTTTGAAAAAGAAACACCAACTTCTTATGATGTCACTATCGCATTGACTGATCCAAAGCTCGCTGGTTTTAACGATTGTGAAAAAGAATACCGAGAAGAATTGCTTAAAATGTGTCCTGTAACTGACGAACATTTTGAGACCGCAGAAAAAGTAATTGAGTTAATAAAAGAAAGAGCCAAAAGCGACAACAGCGATTATATTTACAAACTAAATAAAATTGTTAATGCTGGTCATGTTTCCAGAAAAAATCGTGCTTTATTTGTGAGTGGATTAACTGTTTTGTTGGGAGAGAAAATAAAAAAAGAAAGAGAAGAGCGCAGAAAGAAAGAAGCTGAAAGAAAAGCTAAAATGCCAGATGTTGAAAAAGGTCGTTATGAAATTTTTGGAGAAATAAAAAAGATAACTATTAAAACTACTAATTATGGTTATCATCCTAAAGACACTTATAAAATCACAATAGAAGATAAAGAAGGTCGAAAATATTGGGGATCATTGCCTTCCAAGATTGAAGACAAGATTGAATTTCCAGACAAAGAATTTATAGAAGTTTACTGTGGCAGAGAATGGTACAACTGGACTGATGGATTAAAAGGAAGAACAATCTCCTTGACAGGAACAGTCAGTGTCAGCGACAGAGACTCAAAATTTGGGTTTTACAAACGACCTTTCAAAGCTAAGTTGTTAGACTAGCCCAGCCAGCTTCCTCATTTCAAACTCTTTGAGAGCATCAGAACCAGCCATCATCGGCTGGTTTTGTTGTATCAGGGGTAAGGATCCAGCCACTGGAGCCATGCTGGATGCTGGAGATGGTGGTGGCATGTTCATTGTTGTTTCCACTGGTGGTGGTGGCTCTGTTGCTTGAGCTTCTTCTCCTGTAAAAAATTCGTATCCTTCTTCTGCGACTTCAGCGCCACCTCTCAGTAGAGATTGTGGTATTACATAATTTAAAATGCCTTTATGTTGTAGCACTTCTTGTAAAGTTTTAAGTTTATCAGGATCAAACAGCGCTTGGATTAACTGATCTTCATAACTTCCCAATTGTTTCAATTGTCTGTTGCTTAATGCGGTGTTGCTATACAAGCCACCTGTTATTCTTTCCAAAGTATTTTTTAAAGCCAGCCCAAGCCTTCCAGCGTCGGCTGACAAATCTGATATTATTTCTTCACCTGTTCTTATTAATGGTTGTGTTGGCGATCCAGATCTTGGGATCCTTGACGATGCTCTGGTTATCTCCAATATCTTGTTGAGCGCTTCCACTTCTTGTGGCTCAAACATTGCATTGATGACTTTCTGCCCTCTTTGGTTCATTAATTTGTTGGCAAATGACGCTTGACCACCGCCAATTTCAGCTCCAATTGCTTGTCTCAAAGAGTCATCAAGCTGTCCTTTCAGCCAAAAAGACTTGATATTCTGCCAAGCTACAGGATCAACTGCCTGCAAAACCCTTTTTGATCTTTGTGCAGAATTTGCTGACAGCTTTGGATCAAACAATGCCTTCCAAGCATTAACAGCTTGTTTATCGGTTCCGACTTTTGCCAAGTTGCCAATCAAGCTATTCTCAATTCTAAGCGCTGGCGCTCTGGTTGGATCAAAAACTTCCCTAGCAAAACTATAATCTCCATGCACATTATCCAACAGTTCGGTTAAGTTGTTTTTAACTTTAGTCACTTCTTTCATTAAATTTCTTTGGTTGCCACCCTGTAATTTATCCAACACGTTTCCGAGCTCAGTTGTCCGTAAATTATGCAGGGTTTCAAAATCGGTGATTGGATTTCCATTTACATCAAAAAATTGTTTTTTGATGGCAGCCAATTTTTTATTGACAGCAGAGCCTGGGTTTCCATATTTGCCACTGGCAATCATGTCATCTATTTGATTGATAAAAGGAGCTATATCAACATCATCTGCTGTTTTAAAAACTGTTTCATATATTTTTCCAGCCCTTGTTTTGCGCTTTTGTTTCATAATATCAAGGGCTTTTTTGGACGCTCTCGTAATAGCTTCCTGTGGGTCAGCAACCTTTCCCGCTGCAAGCAACTCGTCAGCAAAATTATAAACCATGTCTGTGACATCTTGAGATCGACTTCGATAAAAGTTCACCACTTCAGTGCCTGGTTGCCTACTCAGATAATACTGTATATCATTTCCAGCTTTCCAAAGCTCATCTGCTTCCGCAGAAGTTAATTTAACGCCTCTTTCTGTTGCTTCCTTTTGTAGTTGAGCTGGGCTTTCAGCTCTTTTGAGTATTTCTTCCAGTATTTTTCCCCTACCAGTAAACTTGTCGATTACCATTTTCATTGACTTACCACCAAATGGGATCATTCCCCACCGACCACTGACTTCAAGATCCTTCAATATTTGTTCCAAATCTTGCGGATCTCCATTTAATACTAATTGATTGATGAGCTCCCTTGCTCCATACATTGTTGCTCCAGAAAGTTTTGTTCCTGCATAGCCACCAATCATTTCCAATAACAATGTAACCCCAGCCTTTGCTATTGGGCTTGGTATAAATTGAGCGCCTCTTTGAGCTACCTTGGTTCCAGCTTTAATGCCAGCTAAACCGCCAAATATTTCGCTTCCCAATTGACCTGCTGGGATCAGGTTTTGACCCAGTTGCCTGTCTATCCAATCACCAAAATTTTCATCTGTGCCAGATCCTGTAGCATATCTTTTTTCATCTGTCTCTGGATCAAAATAATAAATTCCTTCTGAGTCACGATCATAGCCATGAACATCCCTTGGATTTTCTGTTTCTGGAAACATTCTTCCAGCGATAACATCAAGCTCCATGTCTGGATCAAACAAAAGCCCTGTAACAACATGTCTTCTAAAAAGATCGCGGTCTTCTTTCTCCAGCTCCGCAATTTTTTTTTGTAATTCTGCTAATCGATCTTCTACCATTGTTATTGTCTCAGCTCAGTTATACGAGCTACGATTGCTTCCATAGCTTCTTTGTCATTTGTTCTGTTTGCTAGAGCAAAAAGCTCATCTTCGCTGGTCATGGTTGTAAGATCAGGCATATTGCTCATTGTTATATTTCCTGTGCTTTTTGAAGAAGTGGACAAGAGGGCGTTTTCTCTATTAAGCAATTCTTGTCTTCCTCTTGTTTGTTCCGCAGTCAACCGATTGTATGTTTCTAAATCAACACCACCAAGACCTTGTTTTATTTCTTCAAGCTGGTTTTCCCACTCTTGGTTCCATAATCTGTTCTTAAAGTTTCCATCTTCTTCTTGCTCATTTTGAAAATTCATTTTGTTTTCTCTAAAGAGCTTTTTGAGATAGGCTGGATTGTTGAGTTGTGCTTTTTCTGCTCTCGGTAGATTTGGATTGGACAATTTATCGATAACATTCGTCAAAATATTAGTGACCGAATCAGCATAAGCTATTTCCAAGTTTTCCTTTCTTCTCATCAAAGCCAAAAGGATTTGGTTGCCCTGTTTGCTTGCAAGAAGAGTTGGTGAAGCTCTTTCAAAAGCAGCCATTTCTCTTTCGGAAATAGCACCTTTTGTTTGTTGAATTTTTTGTAACACAAACGCCATGGTAAGTGATTCTATGGCTTGTTTTGGACCAAGCTCACCATAGTTTTCATTCATTTGTCTGACAAGGCTCTCAGCGCCCATTTGTTTACCAAGAGCTTGCACACTGGTTAGGAACCTAGAAGCTGGTCCCAATCCAGCTTCTGGAATGTCGGTGAGCAAGGATGAAAATTGATCGATAAGCTGTAGGTTTCCTTCAGCTAGGGAGCTGTCTGATTCTGCTATTGCTCCATCCCAAACATTATTGGCAAGTCTTTTTATGCCACCTTCTGAGCCATCTGCCATATTTACATTAAAGTTAGTGCCACCTTTCTGTGGTTTAAAACCACCTTTGGCTGCTTGTTCGTATCCGAGTATTGAGCTACCCTCACCCATTACAGGCATTTTTTCATTTACAGTTACAATATTTCCTTCATTATCAGTCCAAGGTTTCATATCCACATCAAGACCTTTCAGTTGAAGATCTCTGCTAAATTGTGCTTCTGCTGCTTTTCTGGCTGATACAGTGCTATAGGCAGATAATGCAATTTGTTTTTCAAGGGCTTCTTTCTCTTTCCTACCAGCAGTGAGTGTTGGCAATGCTTTCATTCCAGCTTCGCCAATTGCAGAAAACGCTCCAGACATGCCAGAACCAGACTTGTTAGACATCAGACTGGCTCCGAGAGCCATCAGGAAGTCAGCCATTTCGGGTCGCATTTTGCCTTCATCGTCATCAATACCCAACACCTGTGCCAAAACATCCTTTTCTTGTTCCACTTCTTTCGCAAAAGAAAGATCAATATCAGACCCCAATGCGCCCAACATAGCGCTCAAATCTCCTGTTTCCAGAGCTTCCAATAATCTTTTTAATTCTGCGTCAATGACCTGTGTTTGTTCATCCTGCTGTACTTGCTCTTGCGCTTGCGCTTGCTGTTGCCCACCAACATCAAGTCCCATTTGACCAATATCTGTTCCTTGAGGAATTATTGATGTGCCACCCATGTTTGGAACGACACCACCACTTGGATCCATCATTGATGTAAAGCTGGTATTAAGACCGCTTGGTGCGCCCATGTTCATCGGTACCTGCGGTTGCATCGGTCCTCGCGGTTGCATACTGTGGATGCCCATGTCAATTTCACCCATAGGCGGAGATCCAAACTGTCTCCTGACAGGGAGTAACCCACTGGTAATGCCTACACCACTAGCATTCCTGCGCGGTGCTCGTCGCATCATGGGTCGGTTTAATATTGATCTACTGATCGCCATTGTTTGTTAAAAAGCGTAACCACTGCCAAAGCCAAGAGGGTTAGATTTGTTTTGTGCCCATGGGTTCATAACCGCACCAGCACTGATGATTGCTCCCAATCCTTGGGCAAATGGATTTGCACTCGGCTGGGTCGTTGTTGCCATGCTGGTCTGACCGCTTGGAACACCCGCTAAAATATCACCAAAATATTGTGGTCTTTTAAAGGGTTCACCCGCTGCTTCCTGTGCCATGGCTCTCTGTGCATCCAATACAGCTTGCATTTGTCGTTGCTCAAGACCTCCCATTTGGCTCATAAGACCAATATCTTGACCATACATGCCTTGTCTGGCTTGTCCTAACTGTGCCAATTGTTGTGCTAAAGACGCAGTTCCAGCTTGAGCGCCTCTTTGTTGTTGTGCCAAACCGCCATATCTTGTTGCCAAATCTCCATAAGCACCGCCTAATCCAGCCATTAATTGAGCTTGTTGTCCCAAAGTGCCAGTCGCTGCGGTTCCGAACTGTGCTTCCTGTCCCGCTGCTCCTGAAAGAGCGCCCATTCTTCTGGCTTGTTCTTGCATCGCAGCCTGTAATGATTGTGAGTAGCCTTGTTGATACATAGGTGCAATCGCTCTGGCTTTTGCTTCTTGTAGCTCGCCTTCCAGTTTTGCTCTGGCAATACCAGCTCTGGAGCCACCAAAAGCACCAGACCTTAACGCTTCATCCCTAAGCCTTCTACGTTGCACATCTCCTTGTTCTTCCATCATTCCCAAGGTTTGGTTGACAACATTTTGTGTATAGGGATTCATGTATGCTTGTGTCGATCTTGGATCAAAACGACCTGTAGATTCAGCCAGATAACTTCTTGCTGTTCGCCCAGGCATTCCAAAGGATCTACCTAAAGCGCCTCCCATTTGTCCAACATATTGACCAGCCCCGCCAAGTTGCCTGCCACCGCGACCCAAAAATCCTCTGCCAGATTGTATCATGTCCAATTGTGGTTGAGTCATCCTTTGTGCTTGGGATAATCCTCTTCCAGCTCCCTGCATGTAAGGTCGCCAGCCACCGATGCCAGACCTGCCATAAGCAAGCATTTCCTGTTGCATCGGGCTTAAACCAGCTATTTGTATTTGTGGTGGAAGTCCAGTAGGGGTAATCCCAGCGTACAGTGGGACTCCAGCTCTAAGCCAAGCGCTCTCTAAGAGTCGCCTTTGATATGGCTCAATGGCTTCGGAAACGCCTTGTTTTACTATTTGTGTGGTGGTTTCTGCCATATCAAGCTACCTGTTCAAATTGTCTCATCATATTATACATCTTTTGTGCTCCCTGTCTCCTGTCTCCATTTCCAGCTCCTCTTACCGCTTCTGCGGTAAAAACAAACTCTCCATCGCTTAAAAGCGCTGGAATGCTGTCGCTTTTCTCTGTTCCTGCTCCTTCAATATAACCACCTTCATTAGTTCCTTTGAGCTCAGAAAACAAGGTGGCAGACGGAGCATTCTTCCAATAATTAGCATAATCATAGTAATCTTTGTTGGCTACACTTGGACCAAACAATCCGCCCATCAGCTCATGTGCTGGTGGCTTATAAACGCCAAATTGTTCTGGTGTCGGGTAGCCCAAGTCTCCATATTGTAAGCCTCTGGCTTCCGCATTAGCAACAGCTTCTAAATAATTTTGGTATTTTGTAGGCTCCATTTCTCCTTGTCCTGTATCTTCTTGAGCCATGCCACCCAAAAGAGCTCCCCCCATGCCTACAGTTCCAAGGGTTCTCCATGGTGAGAATTTTCCTTCTTCCATAAACATGCTTTTCCAAAATGGTGTTTTTGTTGCTACTTCTGATGCCACTGTTGTCGCTGGAATGCCACTACTACTACCTACTGTGCCAATGATCGGATCTGTTCCGCTTTGTATTGTAGCGCCTCCAGCTCCAGCTCCAGCTCCAGCGAGAGCGTTAGCTTCAGCCATTTGTGTCATATATGGAGCTGACGCAGCCCATGAAGCGCCTGGTAATGCAGATGCTCCCCATTTATCTACTCCCCATTGAATTGGATTTGATCCAAAAACAGCATTGGAGCCATAAATCATGCCACCTGTGGTAATACCTCTTCGTAAAGCATCACCCCATGATTCTCCTTTAACCTTACCACCAAGAGTTCTTCCGATGGCTGCGCCCTTCGGACCACCATACATATAACCGACAACTGTGCCGACAATCGGTGCTGCTTTTTTAACTAGACGCTTAATAAAACTACCAACGCCAAATTCAGGCAAGCCAGTTTCAGGATTGATAGAGTTGAGCTCGTTGCCAACAATAAATTGTTCTGGCTCGAAACCAAGCTCCCTTATGGATTTAAACAATAATTCTTTGGCTTCTGGGTTCTTGTCAAACACTCCCAAGGGGACTATAGTTTCACCTTCTGACAGATGGGCAATGTAAACATCACCTTTTCTGCCCATTTTAGCCAACTTATCGGTTGCTTCTGGCAGATTCAGGATACCAGAACCAGAATCAGTGGGGATTGACCCCATGATTCCATTGTCCAATGAACTTGGAAGGGTTAGTGTTGCCTCTGCCATCTTATTATAGATATTATCATAAAATTACTTTAAAGCTCTATCGTTGTTGCTCCATTCGTTGCTATTGTTACCGTTCCGATAGAGCCAGTTGCGCTCACTCCACTTCTGGATGGCGCATATATTTCATGCCATTTACTTCCATCATAGAGCTCCAAACTACCAGAACTGGTGTTCCAAACGACATCTCCAGCGTTAAATTGGTTCTGATCTTGCTCTGTAGCTGTGTATTGTGGAGTGGAAGTGGGATCAAAAGTGCCTAAATTAAGCTCTAAAATGCGCCCCATCCTGTTAAAAGTCTGTGGATCAACTTCATCAATAGCTGTTGGTAATCTTGTTTCCAGCAATTTTGCCATTATCTTTTACCATCTGGTCTGATTTCCATCCTTGTAGCCCCCACACGAAATCCCAAGCCTTCACGCAAACCTGCTGTATTGTCATCATCTGATTCAAACCTTATAGCTATTTGCCTTCCTCTCGCTCTGGTGTTTATTTTATTGGTCGAAGATGTCACTGATGTGGTTGAAGAAGTTGTCAAACTTTCCGCGTTCCAGTCTTTTTTCTTTAAAAGAACATTCATAACTGCGCTTGAATTAGACCCTGTAAACCTAATATCTGGAATAATGCGCCTAACAAAACTAAAATAATCTCCTTCTCCTATATCCATGACGCTAGATTCGATATATACATCATCCATTGGCGATCCATCTGCATCATTTCCTGTTTCATGTTTATAAATATAATTACTGGTGTCTGTGCCAGTCGCTCTCGGATAATCTTCTATACCTTCATCAAGCCACGCATATCTTACTAATTTTCCTATTGCCCAAGTTTGCTCAACATAGTTGTACACAACATATCGATCTATTTCAGTTGAGCTGCTTGATGGATAAAACCATCCAACTTCATCAAAAGCCTTGTTTAAAAACCCAAATACTTTATAGGCTTGGGAAAAATTTAAGTCGCTAAATACATAATCATGCACCAAAGATGCAAGCGGTGAAATGGATCCATTGTAAAAATAAAACCCTTTCATATCCATCCAGAAAACACCGCTTGGAGCGTTTATTGCTGCTTTTGGTCCTATAAGACCAACGCCTTCGTTGACTAAATTGATGCTGAACACATAAGGAGATCCAACAAAAGTCATCGAATAAAGAGATGTATCTGTCCAAATCAATGTTTCTTGTCTGGCTCTAATTCCACCTATAATCAAAGATCCTGCTGAAAGCCTTAAAGAGCCTGCTGTATTGTTTGTTTTTGGCTCCCATTCAGCAGCGTTTTCTTGGTCACACCAACAAACAAACATTGGGTCAACAGCACCTGTCCTAGCAGTTCCTCCTGAATTTAATGGATCAGCTCCCAAACAAATAATATGACGATCAATATCGCTTACTAAAATCTGTAACGATTTTGTTGGGGTTAAATTTGCTCCTGTTAGGCTCGAAAAAGCGACAGCTCTTGTTGTTACACCATTAGTTTTGTCCCAATAATAAATTCCTCCAGCTCTCGGATTTATAACTAAATCTTCACCAAAATTGTCATGTGTCCAAATTCTTAATTGGCTTGTTTCCGAAATTGCAGATGTAACACCCCAAGTTCCATCACTCCATGGGTTAGCTCCCCAACCAGAACCAGAAACATAATCATCCAAACCTACATTAATCTGATAAGCGCCAACTACACTGGAACCACCATTACCACTGTCACTACTGTTTGCGGTAACTGTATCGCCATCTGTG